CTGGGTTAGAACAAGCTTTCGTCCAATAGGGCATCTCAAGTATAACGGACAACTCGAGGGGGGCTGTGAAACGACCATAGAATGGTTCAAAACGGAATCCACGCTTTAAGAAACTGACGTCAGTCAACTTTCTCAATGCAAGATTTGTTTCACCTTTCAATTCGGTTGTATATTTCATACCTAAGTCACTAACGTTTTCAGACATCAGTTTCTCGTTGAAATGTGGTTCCATACCGGGGCGTACGGAGAACAAATTATCATCACCAAAGACGATGAAAAATATGTTTGTGTAGAACGTATAGAGAGCACGGGGTTCAAAATCGAAGCTCTTCCAATACACGTAATTTGCGCAGAAGTGGTTGTATAGATTATTGATGATGGTGGTTAAGGCACATCCACTTGTCATGGACGAAAACCACTCATAAATAAAATCATCAAAAATATGGCGAGAATTAACAATCTCAAGCCACAAAACTTCGCGAACTTTGTCATTACCATCATTATACCAGCGGTTCATGAGATCCAAAATTGCCCAGTGTATAACTGGCTTTTCGGATCCATCGTAACCACTATAATCTCCGGCTCCACAATTTTTAGTTTCTGTGGTGCCAAATTGAAGCATCTTTTGTACGAGAGCTTCCCATTCAACGGAGTATGGATTGACTCCAACTGCAAAACCGTTTTCAATACGATTGACTTGGCACCATTTGATAAAGGAACCAAAGTACATTCTTGTAACGACTAGCAGTGGAAGAGGGCATGCGGAGAAAAGACGTGTCTTGCCAATTTCAACTTTGGCAAGGGGGCGACGTTCGTCTTTTAGGCAATCTGTGTAGACATGGAGGTGTCTAATGGAGTTTTTGGCATCAGAAATGATTTTATCAACTTCCAACAAAAGTTCTTGAGCTTTTGGAGTTGTTAGATCATATTCTTGGCCGGTTCCAAAATACTCAACCTTTCCGGGGAAACGTTTTGATTGAGCATTGTAAGGATAACCAGCACTTGTTGAACGTGAAATTCCATTAAAATCAGGATCGTTATCGAGACCTTTGATAGCTTGTTCAGCCGTCAAAAGGACTCGTGGAACATCAATTTTGGAAACATGTTCAAGATTGTCACCAACTGCGAGGGAGATCTCTGCAAAAACTTTGGGGTCAATGTATTTGAAAGGTGGGCAGTAAGTGGCCATGGCGTTATCACGGGGGTTGATTTTGACGCCATTCGAGACAAATGGAGATAAGCGAGCTGGCGCAGTGAGCGCCGGCCGCCACATTCCATATAAGTCTGATTTAATGATGTGGGACATGGAACCAGAGGAAACTTTGGTGTCAGAATGGTAAAGGGGACCAAAACGACCGTCCAAAATGACTTCTGTAGCTTGTGGGAAAACTTCACTTTCGAATTCTTGAGTGATACGGTCAACGCCTTCAAGTGCTTTCAAAACGTCCTCTTGTGTAATAACGCTTGCGAGACCTAGACCGGTGGATCCGGATCCTGCAGAGTGCATACCACAAATTCGACGATTTCCAAGATATGTGTTTACCATTGTAAAAATGGCTCCACAATTTCCAGGGACGGTAGCTGCTTGGTACTTAAAAGCTTTAGAGAGAACATACCCGCTCTCACCAGAAACAACTTCAGATTCAACAGCTCGAGCTTTTCCGCACCAGCTAGTTGTTCCAGTAGTGGAACCAATAACTAGGCGATAATTCAAGTCGCTACATTTGATGATGTCTTCGGCTTTAAGGAAGAATTTTGTGATGTCACAATGTTGTGGGACGTGACGAGGGAAACGAACGAAAACACAGTCAAGGCTTTCAAGATCAATTCCTGAAACAATGTCGAAAATTCGTTCATAGGGACTTCGAAGAAAATCTGTTTTGAATAAACTTTTTCGAATTTAACGAGTTTTGTTGTGTATTCGGGATAATCCTCCATAATGAAAGCAATCTTTGATAAGAAATGCATGGGCATCATGGCGATTCTGTCAGAAATAAAAGTAACATTTCCAAGACAGTGATCCTGATCGGGCAGAGTCATCACGTACATATTTCTATGGGTGATCTTGTCAACGATATCGTTG